ACCATACCCAGTTTCTTGTCTTAATTTAAACCCATTACTCAAAAAGTCCGTACCTCTGGTTGTCATATCGTATTCAACTCCTGTTGTGTCAGCATAAAGTTCAAGAGTCGTTGGATTGTATGGGTTTCTAACAGTATCATACATTCGCCAATTTCCTGCTTCTGTAGACTTAACCATTAAAAAACTAGGTTTAAAACCTAAATACACAAATGTACCATCAACCACACCATTTCCAGAATATGCTCCAAATTTACTATAGCCTGGCACCGAATGCCAGCAATAGGCTAACATATTTTCTGTGCTATTATTTGTTGTAGCTGAAGAGCCTACACTAAATACACTACTTGTTGGTGCTGTATCATTCCACGTTACTGAACTTGCTCTGCTCACCTCTGTTTCATTTAAATATAAGAATTGAGTAAAACCACCAGAACCAGTTGGGTCGGCTGTAGAAGCTACAGTAAAACCAGAAACTGACCCAGTATCTCTCAATTTTACCATAATCAACTCTGGTGCAACCGATAATCCGTGCTTTATTGTGCCATTAGCACCTGTTCCTACATATTGCACGATAGAAAAACCAGCATCAGAATTAACTTGATAAGTGCTGTCAATCGTTCCTACTCCAGTAGCACTTGCATCATTGGTAGCTGTGGTTCCTGAATTTCCCACCCAGTTCCAGCTTACAAAAGAATTACCATCAGTATTTACTGCTGCATCATCTTCTATTGAACAGCCACCTTTTAAAAATCTTTGAACACCATCAACTACTGTAAATTCTTGAGAATCACTTGATGGGTATAACATTTGGTGTGCACCTCTTGAACTATCCACTACTATATGTGCATTTGTAGCATCTCGGTTTTTAATCCATACTAATCCACTTACACCTTTGCTAGATTCAGGTAGGTTGTCCTGTTGCAAAGCCACAAAGGAAGTTGGTGCAGTATGGGCAAAACTTTTTTGACCAAAATTAAACTCTCCTACACTTGCTGAGTCTATTCGTCTTGCCATTGGATAAAATTTATTTACACCATTAGCATAATGACATCCACCAATAGAACCAGTTCCATTAGCTGGATTTGCACTATTAAACCAAGTGCCATTCTTACCACAATAACCTTTACCATTATCTAAATCCATTGCAAACATTAAAACATCATCCGTTGAAACTGTTGTATAATTTACTTCATCTCCATAACCTCCATCTATAAACCACGAACCAGCAGAATAGCTACCAGATACACCTGTTGACAATGCACCAGCAAAATTATTAGTGCTATGTGTTCCATTACTAGAATTATTTACTGCTTGTGAACCACCAGCATTTGCATCATCTTTCCAACCATATAATCCAGCACCTACTGTTGTAATTTTTGCTTCCCAATACCATTTACCAGTTGCTACACCAAATCCAGCTTGTGCTACACATTGTGTATCTCCATTAGTTGTTCCAGTATTTACTGTTAAATTTCCTTCAGTTGCAGATGTACCAGAGGCAAAAGAAGCAAATGTGTTATAATTTGAAGTAGGAGTGCTAGTGGTTTGATCTGTACTAGCTAAATTACTAGGGGTGAAATCATTTGTGTTTCCCGAAGTATCATCACCAAAATTACTAGAATCAGCATAAGTTAATCTCCATCCACTATTTCCATAAGTAATTCCAGTTAATGTTTTTGGAATCCATCTACCAGTTGTTGTATCAGTAACACCAAAGGTTGAAGGTGTTAATGCTGTACCATCTACAAAATTTGTTTCAGCCATATAACCACCTAATAAATTTGTCGTATCTAATCCTCTCCTACCAATGTAAAGAGTTCCAGAACCTCCATTCCAATTTGGAACAAGGTTTAGCGAAGGTTGAGTGTTTGTATTTAAACTGGTTACCCTATCACCATCAATATAAATTTTAACTCTATCGTTTGTTGTTCCATTAGTAGTGTCAACAACTACCATTAAATGATACCATTTTGAAGTATCTTCCAATGTTCTATTAGATACTACTGAAAGAGTGGTACTCCAACTACCACTATATGTTAAATCAGTAACATAAAATTGATTACTTGTTATTCCAATATAACCACCACCATTATTAGCACTATATCCAAGAAATTTACAACCATCACTATCTAAATTCCCTCTTTTCCACCAAGTGCTAAATGTCCATATTTTTCCATTTGTTGCTGTTTCTAAAGTTCTTGACATTGTAGCTGAATCAGCCCTATTAAATATAACACTATTAGCAATAGTGGCATTATCAGTAAAAGGTAAGAACTTACCAACCTTCTGCCCAGCTCCATTGCCTTCATAGATTATTGGGAAAAATTGAGATTTTCCGTTTGGTATTGTTGGTTCTGCCATATTAACTCCCTAAATTCTTTGTACAAATTGCCTTAAATCCAGTTGGAACTGAAAAATAAAAGTTACCCACTCCATTAGCATCTGAATTATTTTGTGCTGTTTCTGTTCCACCAAAAGTTCCATCTTGTCCAAAGTTCCAATGAACTTCTGAGGTACTATAATGACCATTTCCCAAAACTAACTCTGTAGTATTGAAATCTATTGTGTTAGCCTCATTACTTCCAGCTGATGGGTTGCCACTAGCTTGCCATACAAAAGAACCACTATTATTATGTCCAAACCAAATCTTTTTATTATCCATATCAATAGCTAAAGCACTTATGTTACCATCACTAACAGCATTCTCCCAAGGCTCTGTATTAGTTCCATTTTCCAATCTTCTGCCATCAGCACCAAAGCCAATATCCTTTGCATCACTAGCACCAGTACCTCCTGGACTGTTAGAAACATTAATTAATGCTCTAACACTATTGTTAAAAACTCCAACCATTGGATATTCACCAGCACTTGCATTAGTATATTTCATCTCAGCATACCATTTTCCTGAACTTGGTAACGAAATTGTAGCGACAGAGGCATAAGAAATAGAGGTGCCAGAGCCAAGTGCGTGTAAATTACCATTACTTAATGTTACATTTGAATGTTTGTTGATAGGATTCATTACACAAAAATTATTTGTAGGACTTTCTCCTGTCATTTGGTCGTGTGCCGCAAGTCCACTTGCTGTGTAGTCATTACCTCGCCCTGATTCATCATCGCCCAAATCCCCTGAATCCCTACCATCAATCCAAAATCCGTTTGTTCCAAATGTTAATCCACTTACATCTTTGGGAACCCATATCCCATTATCATTTTCTTCACCAAAGTTTTCTGGACCATAAGCTGTACCATCTATAAATACTATTTCTGCCATATAAGCATCTGCATAACTATAACCAACTACCCTTGATTGATTACCTATACTATGTTTTGCCGCCTGACCTATACCAGAACTTGCACTTGCACCTGGATTATTATCTGTAGAAAAATCTGTTTCTCGTTGTCCATTAATATATAAACGAACCCTTTCACTAGCTACTGAATTTGTTGTGTCCCAGATGTAAACTAAATGATACCAAGCAGAATGGTCTCTTAAAACTCTAGTTGTTATTTTCCAGTTTGTACTGTAACCTTGTAAGTATATCTTATGGTCATATATGCTAATACCACTCCATGTAGTGTCAGATGTACCAGTACCACCATTATAAAAATTAAAACCACTACTAGATTGAGTATTTCCTAATTTAAACCAAACACTAAATGTTTGTGTTGTTCTTGAACCAGCACCAGAATATGTTTTTGTTAATTCTGGAGAATCATCATCATTAAAACGAATTGATTGGTCTATAGGGTGGGATGCTGCGCCGGCTAGCTTTGTGCCTGGGATAATAATGGACATCTAGAAGTCCTCCAGCTTTGGAAACTCCCCTAATGGCCTTGCTATTACTGGTTTTGATTCAGTGCCAGTATTCACGTATGTGTATAGTTTTGCTAAAGCATCCGCATCTGAGGCATTATCTATTGCAGTTTCCATTGCATTACTCTTAGTTCTTATAGCCGCTCTATATTTTGTAATGCTACTAGGCACCGTGTAATCAGACAACTCTGTAGCTTTGATAACATACCAGTCAGTAGGTTCTAGCAAGGAACCGGCTTCATTTTTTACTTGTTCTTTTTTTAAAGTTTTAAGGCCCTTTTGTATCATTTGATTCCCATCTGAATCTAAAACTTTTTCTCCTTTAGCGTCTACAACTTTAACATCAGTTAAACTTTTACTTTTTGCAGTGCCCCATGTTTTTTTAACAATTTTTTTTGAAGAATCAAAGGTAAAGGTTTCCCCTTTATTGTTATAATAATCAGTATTTTTATAATTACTGTTGTCGTCTACTATTGGGTATAAACCAATAGCTGCTTTTTCTTCTGTGCTCCAACAATTAAAAATAGATGCCGGATGTTTAATATCATTATGTTCAAAAGCCTTAGCTCCATTAAAAACTCTTATAACTTGATCTGCTTTAACTAATGCCCACATAAAAACTCCTAACTAAGCGTTAACGCTAAATTTCTACCTACTTCAACAAATTTTGCACCATTATAATAAAAAACAAAGAAATCCCCTTTAGCCGCTGTTGTTGTTAAAGTCGGTGCGGTATCAGATGCAAATTCATAATTAGACGCCCAAGAAACAGTCCTACTTCCTGTACCGTCTTGAATTACTAATAGACTAACAAATTGCCCTGTAATACCATTAGTCGCATTGTTCATAGTTCTATTACCAGCTAAAGTTACTTTAGCTACTGGTTTTGCTTGTAAGTCCCAATCTATGTTTGCACCGTCACTCAAGGCTTGTTCAGGAATATAAACAGCGTCATTAAACTTAAAACGACCAGTACCTTTAGCAGTGAAAGCAAGTCCAACATTACTATCTCCTCCCGTAGCAGCTAACCCAGGATCACTTCCTGTGGCAGCATTAGTTAATTCAACTTCATTAACTGCACTAGTTGTTGTTTGAAATATTATTTGTTCATTACCATTAGCATCTGCAATAAAACCTGCATCTGCAATTTTTGGTTTAGTTAAAGTTACTGCACTTACAGTTCCACCTGCTATAGTAGCCGAATTAGCAATAGCACCCGTAGTAGTTGCACCATTAATAGTTGGGCTAGTAAGTGTTTTATTTGTAAGTGTGTCTAATGAAGTTGTATTAATTATACCTGTATCAACAACATTTGTGCCATCAGAAAATAAAACTCTACAACTTTTATCAGTTGTAGCAAAAGTATAACCCGTCCCACCTACAGTTTTAAACTGTACTGTGTAACCACCTGTTGTTCCATTAGATACAATATAAAATTTTTCAATACTATTAGGAACCGTAACAATTCTATTTCCTGTAATTGATCCTGTAAGCTTGATGACCATGTTTCGTGCATTTGAAGCAGCACCATCTGTCATAGCTAAAGCAGTTGTTCCCGCTCCGCCAGCAATTGAAATAGCTTCGTACCCTCCAACCGCTTGTTCTACAAGTTGTAAGTTAGTATTTGTCTTTGTGCCCCAAGTTCCACTATTTTCACCAGTGGCTTGAAGTTCTAATTTTAAACTCGTTGAGTATGTTGAAGCCATAGAATTCCTTTTTAATTCACATTATAAAGCATTTAAGCCGCTCTATCAACCTCTGTCCAAGTGACAGAAGTACCTACACTAACTTCTTGCCAATTAACTAGATTAATACTACCTAATGAACTGGTTAAAGAAAAGCCCGTCTGTGCAATATTTACATCAGCATAACTAGTAACACTTCCTAAACTTGATGCCAAAGGTAGACCTGACACAGTTTCATAAGTGTCATTACTAAAGCCCCAAGGACCTAAAGATAGAGCACCGCTTAATCCTGTTTGAGTAATTACAGCTGTTCCAGTAGTCGTGATACTTCCTTGAGAAGACGCTATAGCACTTGGTGCAATAGAACCAATTACATGAATAACGCTTACCGCATCAACTGCACCTAAAGAAGATGCTGTAGCTAAACCAGAAACTGGAATTAAAGCATCATTCTGCTCGCCCCAAAGGCCTTGCCCCCAGGTTAGTTGTCCCCATCCATCAGACACTTCTTAGCCTATGTTATTCTTAGGATAGCTGCAGCAGTTGTAAAAGCAGGAAACTGTATAGTAAATGTTCCAGATGTAGCCGTTTTGTCACCACCAAAGTTTAAAACACAAACAGCAGGATCCCCGCTTGCTGTGTCATTATAAATTAAAGCTCCTCTGGCTGTTAAAGTTACTCCGGTAAAAGATCTATCGGCAAAATCCACAATAGCTACATTTGTAGCAACTGAAGTGCCTCCATTAGCTAAAGCACCTCCGCCAGCTGTGTATTGACCTGTGTTGGATATTTGAGCATCCGTAGTATAACTTGTTGTTGATTTACCTAATACTGCACTATTCGTGTAAAGAGCTAATTTAAAACTATTACCACCTGATGACTTAAAATTATGTGTTCCTTCAAAAAGTTGTTTTTTAAAAGAATTACAGATTACGCTTGTTGTTATAGCCATATTATGCTTCCATAGTTAGTTTTTATTATATAGAGTATAACCTTATAAATAGACTCTATCAACTCCCTAGCTAATAGGAACTTTCTTTTTTTAAGCTGAAGATGCCTCAATTTGTATTCTTGGAACACCATCTTCATATTGTCCTCTTCGTCTTTGACCCATTTGTTGCATTGCAAAACCTTGTAATTCTTCAGTATACTTACCTTTATATAAATTGTACATATCCTGAGGTCCTTTTAAGTAACTAAAACATTCAGTTAACACACCATGCAAAAGCAAAGACTCGTGATAAGTTGATAAAAAAGTTGCATTTGTTGATGTAAAATGAGGTGGATCAATTACAAAATTAATTTGAATTGTGTAAGCCGCATCAGGAACCGGAGCTAATACAATATTTTGATCATCCCAGTTAGCATAATACTTAGGTGTGCCTGTAGCATCTCCTGGATTATACTCAGCCATAAAACTAGTATCTTTCTTTTCTAAAAAAGTTCTACTTCCCGAATTGGTTATTTGAACGGATCTAAGATAAATTAAATCAGAAGGCATACTTAAATACCTTTGTGATTGAATAGTGGCTGTTGTGGAATATTTTCTTAGATCGTCATAATCAACTTTTCCAGCTATATCTAATTCAATGTTACGAATAAACTGATCTAATATTGTATCTGATAAGACATTTGAATCCACTTCTGTGTAATTTCTAATTTGAGTTAAAAAGTTAGCGTGCGTAATACTCATGATATACCTATTGTGACATTACCAACTGAAACTGTAGCACTAAAGCTTTCTAGTTCCGTACCTAAAACACCTTCACCGTCTTGTGGGCGCATTCCAGGATTATTAAATAAACCATTTGTTATATACAGTAAAAAAAGACCTGTGTTATCAGGACCTCGTGGTCTAGCATTTGCTAAAGCTATTGCATCAGCTTTAATATGTTTACGTCTTATTTGAGGGTGTTTTGCTTCAAACTCAGATTTATGCACAAAGGAACCATTCCATTCTTTTACCATTTCATTATAAGGAAAAGCCATACCAGACCGATCTGATATTGCCTGAGCATATTTACCACGTGCAAAAGGCATTAAAATACTCCTGTAAATCTAGTACCTCTTATTGAAGCACGACCACCTTGTTTAAGTTTTTTTACAAGTTTACCTTTACTTGCTCCCATACCTAATTTTTGATAAACATTTGTACTTGTTAAATTAGGTGTTTCATATTGAGGCATATGTCTAAATTTGTGTCTTTTCTCAAGTCTTCCTATGACACCCATTTGCTTGTCATAATCGGCATCTCCTACTCTTTGAGCTCTTGTTGTAGTAACTGTGTATTTTTCATCTCCAGCAGGGCTGTAGTAACCTCGTTCTTGTGGGGACTGCATATAATTCCGATTTCCTGGATCGGAAGCTACCCAAACCTTTCGGCCATAACCCATATCAGTTTGTCTAGCCCCTTTTGGTAATTCTTTTACTATTTTAGTTGGACCAGTAGGACCTATACCTGGATTAGGTGGTACATAGTTATAAAGCTTCCTTGTTTTTTGTTCTGTTTCATCTAGTGTTAGCCCAGATAATTTAGTTTTTGCTTCGCCAATCTCTTTAGATAAATCCCTATAATAACCACTGGTTCTTACCGGGCCTAATGTTGCTGTTGCTGATGGAGTTGAACTGGTTGCTCCAAGATAACTATAAGTAGGATTCCATTTTTTATCAGAACTTAAATCTTTATCTAGTTGAGAAAATTGAGCATCTGTTGGGTTTGCATATTTTTGTTCTATATGAGCCTTGTATGCAGTACGTTGGTTTTCAGGCATATTTTGAAATGCCACTTTTTGTTTATTGGCTCTTTTCATAAACCTAGCTTGTTTTTCGGGTGTACCTAATCTTGAATAGTAATTAGACATTGTAGCTCTTATGGATTCAGGCATCTGACTTTGTAATTGCTCAAAACCAGCATCCCCACCATTTTGTAATTTAATTAATCTTAGTCCTTTCATTCAAAACTCCTATTGTTGAGGATAATAAGTTTGTGGGGTTATGTATACAGATGTTCTTTGTCCATCTTCATTCAATGCCCTTGATAACTCGTCCTCATAAATTAATTTATTTTGTTCTACCAATTTTGGATTATACTTCATTGACAAATAATATGCTAGACCAGCAGCCATGCATGGTATAAATCTAAAAACTATATCAGGTGTGTTTGTGTATGCACCTACATCTTCAATTCTCTTTAAATAAAAATATTTTAAATGGGTATAAGTAGAAGCATCTGGAGTTTGATATAATATTATTTTAGGAGCACTTTCACGCGCTACATAATATTGAGAAGGTTGCCCTCTAGATCCCTTATTAGGTAATGCAGCATAATCACTTCTAC